GCAGAAATACTATCAGCACTCAATGAAATAATAAACGAAAATCAAACAAAATAAAAAATAATCTATTTAATTAAAAACAACAAAACTATGGACATAAAAGAACGTATATTAGTAGCTCTAGGGTTAGAAAAGCCAGAGCAGGAAATCAAATTAGGATGGCAGTCAAAATCAGAAGATGGAACAATTTTTGTTTCTACTGCTGAAGAACTTGAAAGCGGTGTAGATATTTCTGTACTTACAGAAGATGGCACAACAATTCCTTTACCAAAAGGCACTTATCGTACAGCCGACGGTGTATCTTTTAGAGTAGAAGATGAAGGTATCGTTTCTGAAGTTATGGAGTCTGAAACGGAAGAAGAAATAGAAGCTGAAGATGAAGATAAAGATGAAAAAGATGAAAAGGAAGAAATGGCTAAAAAAGATGAAGATGAAGATGAAGATGAAGACAAAGAAGAGGATATGAGAAAAAAAGAAGATGAATACGAAAGCGAAGAAATGCCTGATTGGTACAAAAAAACTTATGAAGAAATGAAAGACAAAGTTGACAATCTAATGGATGCTATCGCTGATTTGAAGTCTAAAATGGGTGTTAAGGATGAAGATGTTAAAATGAAAGAAGAAGTTAAAGAATTATCTTCAGATGAAGAAATTTCTAAGCTTAAAGAAGAAAATGATAAACTTAAAACAGAACTTTCTGAATCTCCTGCTGATGCACCAATTAACACAAATAAATTTAGTTCAGATAGAAAACCTTTAACAAGAAAGGAGTACAACAAACTTTCTAAACAAGAAAGATTTTTATACAACTTAGGAAAATAAATATTAACAATTAAAACAATAAAAAAAAATGGCGTTTACTACAACATCAAACTTTTCAGGTAAAGCAGCAGGATTTTATATTTCAGCAGCTCTGAAAGAAGCAACATCATTGGATTACTTAACATCCATAGAAAACATTAAATTTAAATCTAACATTCAAAGAATGGCAGGATCAGGAGTAGTTGCTGATGCTACTTGTGATTTTACAGATGCAGGTACTTTAGCACTTACTGAAAAGGTTCTAGAGCCTAAAAACTTACAAATCAATTTAGACCTTTGTAAGAAAACATTATTAGATTCTTGGGAAGCTCTACAAATGAGAGCAGGTGCAGGTGCGCCACCTCCGGCATCTTTTGATGACTACGTTATCTCTTATATGGGAGAAATCATAGCACAAGCAACTGAAGAGTCTATTTGGGAAGGAACTGCTGTAGCAGGAAAATTCAACGGATTCTTAGGAGCAGTAACAGGTTTATTATTACCAGGTGTTGATGCAACAGTTATCCAATCTTCAGCGTCCGGTGCTTATACTTCAGGTAACATTATAGCTAACTTACAGACGTTAACTTCTGATATGGCAGCTAATGTTTCACCAATTTTAAGAAAAGAGGATCTACATATTTATATGAATCCTAAAACTTATTCATTCTACATTTCAGCAGTATCGACTTTAGGTTATGTTAATGCTTACAATATGAATGGAGATTATGAGCCAGTATTTGAAGGTTACAAAATTGCAGTTTGTCCAGGTATGGCAGATAACCAACTAGTAGCAGGAGAAAAGTCTAACTTATTCTTCGGAACTGACTTATTATCTGACCACACTAGAATCCAATTAATGGATATGAGTCAATTAGATGGTTCTGACAATATGAGATTAGTAGCAAGATATTCAGCAGGTGTTCAAACTGGAGTTGGAGCAGATATCGTTAGACAATCGTAATAAAACAAATTAAACAGAAGTGGGTGCTTCGGCACTCACTCCTTTAACCTTAAAAAAATAAATAAATATGAGTTGTACAGCACTTAGTAAGGGAAGAGGTCTCGACTGTTCTAGGATCGCAGGGGGTGTAAAAAACGTATACTTTTCAGTATATTCTGATTTCGGAAATACAGATTGGAGTTATGATGGATCAAATCCACAAGAAATTGATGCTATCGATTGGAATAGCAACAGTATATACAAATACGTTATGCCACTTGGCGTTGCTTCAGTTACAGATACAATTACAGGTTCAACAGAAAACGGAACAATATTTTACACACCTACTGTAAATATTATGCTTAACAAGTTGACTAAAGAAGACCAAAACCAAATAAAACTTTTAGGACAAACTAAAGTAAGAATTTTAGTTGAATTAAATCAAAAACTAGCGACAGGACACGATGCAATTCTTTGTATGGGGTTCGAGAACGGAATGGATTTAAATACAGGAACAGCAGATTCAGGAGCTGCATTCGGTGATAGAAACGGATATACACTAACTTTTACAGGACTCGAAAGCAGACCAATGGCATTCTTAGAAGATTACACAACAGCAATTTTTGACAATAGTGGATTCACAAACAAAGGAACTCCATTCGTTGTTTCTACATAATTCTTGGTAGTTTTTTTATATGTTAAAAAGGAGTAGCTTAGGTTACTCTTTTTTTTTGCAAATAAATAACAAAAATTTCTATTATATAGTATGATACAAGCAATAACGGAAACTGATCTAACAGCTTACATACAAACAGAAGACAATAGAATAGATACTTCAGTTAGTAGCGACAAGATTAGGCATTTACTTAAATTTACAAATGATTTAAGTGGTGCAGTTCAATATGCTTATTCTACCTCGCATTTAATAACAAATAGATATACGAGGTTGCAGTACAGCTACAACGCAACTCCTGATGTTTATACAGGTGATGTAGACTTCAAACCATCAGGCTTTTGGAAGTATGAAGCATATGAAGTAAGTTGGACAGGAGCAGTAGCTATAAGCTCAGGAAATGCACCTGTTAATGAAAATGATGTATTACCTGTTGCACCTACACACGGAGTAGTACAAGGGCTTGTAACAAAGGGAAAAATGTATGTAGCAGACAAAACAGGAACTGCACAAGTAAAATACACACAACATCCTGAACCATCAGGATCAAATTATATATATTACGGACAATAAATAACAAACAATGGCAATAGAAAACGTACAACAATTATTAACAGAACAATTAGGTAAAAACGGAAATACTGAAATATTTACAACAGCAGCACAATCAAGCAAAAACTTTTATTGTGTTCATTTTCCTGTTGAAAGTGTAGTAGCATCAATTGTAGTTGCAGATGCGACAGGTGAAGCAGCACTACAAACGACACTACCGGCAGGAACAACTTTATTTATGAATGTTACTGCAATCACTTTAACAAGTGGTGTTGGAATAGGTTATAGAGACGATATACCATAATGTTAGCACTTAGACTTGGACAAAGCATAGGAGCAGGAAATAGCCCTGTAGGATTTAGTAATTTGTATTCTTTACGTTTTGCAGGAGTAGACGATTATGTTAATTTAAATAGTGCATCAAGTGTAATTGACGTGAGTAAAGGCGCAATTTCTGTATGGGCTAAATTAGACGTTGTTAGCGATAATACTCCAATATTTAAATTTTATACAAACTCTAATAATCAGGCAACTATTATATATTTACATTCATCAAAAGAGTTTAAATTTATGTACAAGGCAGCAGGAACTAATACACAAGTTATTACATCAGCAGGAAGCATTGAAGGAGATGGTAATTTTCACCATTTTGCGATGAGTTGGGACGTTAGCGCAGGACGTTTTTTTGCGTATCTAAACGGTTCGCAAGTAGGAACAACACAAACTACATTTGGAACTTGGTCTGGAACACCTTCTGTTTTTGAATTAGGAAGAAATGGTTTAAGTGGCACAGGATATTGGATAGGTTATATGGATGAAATTGCTATTTTTGATGAAGCTCAAAGTACATTGGAAATAGCAACTATATATAATTCAGGAGTACCAACTGATTTAAGTGGAGAAAATGATTTAGTAGGCTATTGGAGAAACGAAGAGGGTAGCGGAACAACTATTGCAGATGGTTCTACAAATTCTAATTCAGGAACATTAGTTAATGGAACAGCTTTTAGTACAGATGTACCTTAAATATAAAATATGAAATACGTAATTTATAATATGGCAAATGTTGACTTGATAAATTTTGATCAAGTTAAAGAAACAAGTAGAGATACATTAAGACTTTCTTTAGATCAAACTAAATGTGTATTAAAATTTGAAGGTGATACACCTGATTTTTTAGTAGGTTTGCAACAATACAACTATGAAGAAATACTTGCAATAATGTATTCTTCTGAATGGACAAATAACGAATAATTATGAATGATAAAATTTTAAGCGTAAACTTAGAAACTGAAACAGCTCCAATAGTACAAGAGGTTAGAGGTAAAGATTATATTGAATACGGAACAGAAGATTGGAAAAATCTTTATCCACAATTTCTTATTGATCTATATTACAACAGTTCAACACACGCTGCTATAATTAATGCAACTGCTGAAATGATTGCAGGAGAAAATTTAATAATAGAAGCAGATGAAGATGAAAATTTAGATATGTACGTTAAGCTAAAAAAGTTTTTTAGACACGCTAACAGCAAAGAATCTTTACATCAAGTTATTAAAAAATTAGCTTTTGATTTTAAATTACAAGGTGCTTATGCTATTCATATTATTTGGAACAAAACAAAAACAGAAATTTCAGAAATATATCACGTTCCTGTTGAAAGAGTTCGTGCAGGAAGACCAAATGAATTTGGTGTAGTAGATACATATTTTATTAGTGCTGATTGGAGCAATACAAGAATGAACAAACCATATCCTATTGCTGCATTTAACACAAAAGATAGAACAGCCAACAGCCAGTTATTATATGCAGGTTCTTATTCACCTAATATGGATATATACCATACTCCTGATTATATTGCAGGAAACAACTGGGCTTTAGTAGATCAAAAGGTAGCAGAGTTTCATCTTAATAATATTGAAAATGGTTTTAGTGGTTCATATTTCATCAGTTTTGCAAATGGAATACCAACACAAGAAGAGCGTTTTCAAATAGAACAGAGCTTAATAGATAAGTTTACAGGAGCTAAAAATAGTGGTAAATTTGTTCTTACATTTTCAGATGATAAAACAAGAACACCTGAAATAACACCTGTATCAGTTTCAGATGCAGACAAACAATACTTAGCACTACAAGAACTTTTAACACAAAACATTTTAACAGCACATAGAGTTACTTCCAAGACGTTAATGGGAATTGATTCAGCTAGTGGCTTTTCTAGTAATGCTGATGAATTGAATGCTGCCAGTAACTTTTACCATAATACAGTTGTAAGAGGATTCCAGTTAAATTTACTAAACACTTTACAAACTATATTTTCTGTAAATAATATGGATTTAGAAGTTGGCTTTGTGCAGTTAAAACCTATTACGTTGAAGTTTACTAATCAAGATTTAGCTGCGGTGTTAACTCCAAATGAAATAAGAGAGGAATTAGGATATGCTCCTTTAGAAGAAAATGTAGATGTAGAAGTAAAAGAAAATTTGTCTAAAGTAGGTTCAATGATTACTGATGGTAAAGAGCTTCCTTTATATGATACTATTGAAGAAGCAGAAGCAGAAGCAGAAAGAATTGGTTGTAAAGGACATCACGTTCATACGCAAGATGGAAAAGAATACTATATGCCTTGTGAAAATCACGATCAAATTAAAGAACTAGAATTATCACATAAGCAAAATTTTGAAGCATTTTTAGAATCAATGGAAGATGTTCCTGAAGAATGGGAACTAATAGAAGAAGAAGTTGTTGATGGTGAACATCAAGATTTTAATTTTGAAAAAATATTAAATGAAGAAGCAAATAAAAAAATAGAGTTAGCATCAACAGGTACAGCTAGACCTAATGCTAGAAGTGAACAAGATGGAGTAAATAAATCTTTTAATGATTTTTATAAAGTTAGATATGTATATGCTGAAGATAATTTTTTAGTTAATGAAAGTGGACAAGAAAGACCATTTTGTGTTAAAATGATGGAAGCAAATAAAATTTATCGTAAGGAAGATATTTTACAAATGAGCGATATGGTTGTGAATGATTATTATTATAGTGATAGACAAAACAGAAATATTGGTTGGGGTGCTAATGGTGATTTAAAATATTCAATTTGGTTAGCAGATCAACACAAAGATTGTTGTAACTCATTGAAAGACAATAAGTTAAAACTTTACAAGGGCGGTGGTAACTGCCATCATTTTTGGTTGCGTAGAATATATAAAACATCCTTAAGAAATGCAAAATCTAAGATTAATGACAATCAATTAATAAGCTACACAAAAGCAAGAAGCGAAGGATTTACTGCTGAAAAGAATGATAATTTAGTAGCAAAACCACCAAAACGAATGGTTAACAGAGGTTTTTTACCTAGTAATACAAAAGAATAATTATGGCGTACGTACTATTTATATCAGAACAAAAATTAAAAGACAGCACCGCTATCAATTTAAATGTTGATACAGAATTGTTGCTTCCATATATCAGGCAAAGTCAAAAGCTTTATGTAGAACCAAAACTAGGAACTAAGTTAAATCAAAAAATAAAAGATTTAATTACAGCAGGAACTATTGGTAATGTAGGAAATGAAGCTTATAAAACTTTATTAGATGATTACATTGGCGATATGCTACCAAATTGGGCTTTTTACCACGCTATTCCTTTTTTAAGATTTAAAATTGAAAACGGAAATATATATTCTAAAACCTCTGAAACAGGAACTTCTTTAAGCACAGAAGAAGCGCAACATTTAAGAGAAGAAATAAGAAATACAGCCGAATACTATACTGAACGTATGATTGAATATATTACTAACAATCAACCAAGTTTTCCTGAATACAACCAAAATAGTGGTGCTGATGTTTCTCCTGATAGAAATGCTTATTATAATGGTATGAATTTAGAAAGACCACAAAAACAAGGAACTAAAATAACTTTAAGAAACTTCTTAAATGCAAGTGATGGAGGGGGATGTTAATAATGAGAAAACACTATAAACCTAAAATAAAAAATATAACTAAGCTTAAATCCTATTTGGATAAGCAAAAACCGATGAAAGATGAACGAAGTAAAAGATACAGTACAAGTAGGATTAGTTAACGGAAGTGCTATTGGCTTTTCTTTAGCTGAAGCAAATGAAGTTCTAACATTAGTTTCACTATGTTTAGCTATTGCATATACACTATATAAATTTATAAAATTTGAAAACGATAAGTAAATGGCTCGTAAAATTACTACAAGTTCTTTTAGATCTGTTAGAAAAAAAAGAAAAGGAATCCACTCAAAAAATGCAAGTAGAGGACAAAATGCCTACAAAAAAGTCTATCGAGGACAGGGGCGTTAATCTTTTAATAATTAGAGAAACTTTTACAGATAAATCTACAATCGGTAAACTGTTTGTTAATGGTGAATACTTTTGTTATACATTAGAATTACCATATAGAGACAATCAAAGAAGAATATCTTGCATACCTTCAGCAGAGTATAAAGTTAGACTAAGATTAGCAAGAGAAAGTGCTACAAGAAATTATTTACACTTATTAGTAGAAGATGTTCCTGATAGAACATATATTTTGTTTCATAGAGGAAATAAACCTTCACATACTAAAGGTTGTATTCTAGTAGGACAAACATATGAACAAAACTTTGTTGGAAATTCAACACTCGCTATGGATTTATTAATGAAAGAAATAATAAATTTAGGTGGCGAAAATATTAATTTAATAATCAAAAATCAATAATTATGAAATGGACAGAAATTTTATTAGCAATACTTGGTATTGCAGAAATCATCGTTAGGTTAACGCCAACAGAAAAAGACAACTCTATCTTAAACAAGATTATGTGGGTTGTAAACAAATTGATCCCTAACAAACTTAAAAAATAATGACAAACCGCTTTAGGTTAAAACCACACGAAATAGCGGCTTTAAAAAAAATGCGAGAAACCGATACTAGGAATGTCCTAGTTATCGGAGACTTGCATTGCCCTTGGGATCTAGATGAATATTTACCTTGGGTTGTTGAACAATACGATACTTATAATTGCAATCAAGTAATTTTTATAGGCGATGTTTTAGATTCAGCAGGATATTCATATCACGAACAAAATCCTGATTTACCTTCAGCAGGTGATGAATTAAATTTTGCGATTAAAAGAATACAAAGATGGTACAACGAATTTAACGAGGTTGGAACTAAAGTTATAATCGGAAACCACGATAGAATGGCAGCAAGAAAATGTATGACAGGTGGAGTACCGTCTATATGGTTAAAATCTTATAGTGAAGTTTTGGGAACACCTAATTGGGAATTTGTAGAAAGATATGTGCAGGATGGAGTTCAATACGTACACGGAGAAGGTGGTACAGCTAGAACAAAATGCAGAGCTGATATGATGAATACAGTACAAGGTCATTTACATACTCAATGTTATACAGAGCATTACGTTGGTAGAAATTTTAGAGTATTCGGAACACAAGTTGGAACAGGAATTAATTTTACAAATCTAAGTTTCAACTATGCAAAAGCAGGAAAAAAACCTGCCATAGGATGTGCAGTTATACTAAACAACGGAACATTACCTATAAATCTTTTAATGGCTTTGTAATGAAGTACATTAAATCTTTCTTAATATACACTATTTGTATATCATCTCTAATATACGTTTTATTAGTAATCCTTATGCTGTTTAAAGCATCTTTACAACTTTTTAATACCTATATACTACAAAGCTAATCAAAGCTTTTAAATCTAGTATTTCACTTTACTAACAATAACTTTGTTAATAACTTAGTTAGAAATATTGTTAGTTATGTTATTTTTTTATATCTTTGTGTTATTACTAACTTAAAAAAAATAAAAAAATGTACTCAAATTACAAAATGAAAGAAGCTACTAACAAGCAAGAATGTATTGTATCTATCTTAGATGTAGTAAAAGAAAATCCTTTATGGACTAACAAAATAACTGATAGCTTATTTATATTGGTTAAGAATATAGAAGATGAACACAAGCAATTTATCTTAGAAAAATCATTAGATGAACAAGTAATTGATTTGTTTGTTAACCTTAAAAAAGAATACTATAACTTTAAAGAGAAAGAATATGAAACTAGAATGTGTTAGTTATTACTTTTATCCTAATGGTATTTATGAAACATATGCGCCACTTGGTTGTAACTATATAGACATCAAAGCAGTTGAACCATCTGTTAGAATCTTCGGTACTAAAAAACAAATAGATCAAGCTTTTAACAAATATGTTCAAGAAACAGGATTAGCTCTTGATGAAGCATATGATTTTGAACGTAAGGATAAACTTAAAGAATATGAAAAAATATATAAAGAAAGAAATTGTAAACCATTAATAATACGAATATGAAAACAGAAGCCCTAAAAGAAAAATACGTAAAATATAATTTAACTAAAGATGATGTATTCAAACATCAACATTATATAATCATAACAAGAAGTGGAATTGAAAAAATTCAAGCTTTAGAAAATATAAAAATTTATTATGAAGTGGTAAAGTGTGAAAAAGATTTTGCAGGTGTAAAAGCAACAGCAATGAAAGATAACACTACAATAGAAACATTTGGATCAGCTTTAAAAGGTGATTTTAAAAATGGAAATACTATGTCTTGGTATGTATTAGAAATGGCAGAAAAAAGAGCTATGTCAAGAGCTGTATTGAAGCTTACAGGTTTTTATGAACTTGGAGTTTTTGGTGAAGATGAAGCAGAAGATTTTAAAAGAAATTAATATGATAAAAGAATTAAATATGATAAAATTAGATAAGTATAAAGAAAATTTAAGAATAATAAACAACACAGACGTTTACTCTTATTCAACAAGAGTGGCTCAAATAAAAGATGATAAGCTACACATCTTTGGTTGGTGGAGTTCAACTACATCAAAGCATATAAATTATGTAGCAAAATATTATAATTTAAAAAAAGTGAATAAATATGTACAAAATTAAAGATTTAAAACAGCTAAATACTGACAGTCCTTATTACACAGAATTAACAAAAGAGTTAAAACTAATTAAAAAGTGGAGTAAGAATGGTGTTGTTAAATGCAAAGTAGAAAGTATCAGCGGCTATGAATATATTGTAGCAGAAGATAACTTAGAAAAAATTAAAACAAAGTCTAACAAAAAAAATAAAAAATAATGCAAATAGAAGGTAAATTAATTAAGATATTAGAAGCAGAAGGTGGTACAAGTAAAAACGGAAAAGCTTGGAGCAAACAATCCTGTATAATAGAAACAGATAATAAATACAATAATCAAGTTTGTATAACTGCTTTTGGGGATGATAAAATAAACGATTTAAATAAATTAAAAATTGGTGAAAATGTTTGTATTGATTGTAATGTATATTCTAGAGAATACAATGGAAAATATTATAATCAAATTGATGGTTGGAAATTTGCAAAACACGAAAATTATACTAATGCAAATAATTTTGTAACTACTGATGATAACGATATGCCTTTCTAAAATGACTGAAGAATTAAATTTTAAATCAATATGTTCCATAGCTACAAGTGTTATGGATTTGCCTAAAGATTCTTTGTCTAGCAAAAGTAGAAAAAGTGATATAGCTGTTGTTAGACAAGTGGTTGCATATATAGGCAGAACTGAAGAGGATATACATAGAAAGACTATTGGTAAAATTCTTAATAGAGATAGAACTTCTATTAACTATTATGAAAATACACATAAGATTAATTATGCAACATATCCTTTGTACAGAAATACTTTTAACAAGATTTATAAAGCATATAAAGATATAGAATCTACTAAGAGTATTTTCTTTGACAAAGAAGTTATGAAGAGCCACTTGTTAAAAAGTGGTGTAAAAGAAGTGTTAGATCCTGATGTCATTCTTGAAGTTAAAAGTGGATCAGTAGCTTGTAAAGTTAAAACTTCATACTTTGATTTTTCTAATCAATTAGAAAATGTTAAGTTAGCACTTAAAAATTATCATTTTTCAGTAAAAATAATATAATGGATAAACCTAACTACTATGCAGTTATTCCTGCTAATGTGAGATACAGCAAAGAATTAACACCTAATGCTAAATTGCTATATGCAGAAATAACTGCTTTATGTAATATGAATGGTAAATGTACAGCATCTACACAATACTTTGCAACGCTTTATAACGTAAGCAAAACATCAATACAAAATTGGTTAAAAACTTTAGAAGATAATAATCATATTACAAGGCACAATATATTTAAACTAGGTACTAAAGAAATTTTGTCTAGGCACATAAAATTAATTAATACCCCTACACAAAATAACTTTAGAGATAATACTAATATAAATATAACTAATACTAATACTACGTATAGTAATAAAAAGGAGCGTTTTAAAAAACCTAATATTGAAGATGTAAAGAATTATTGTATTTTACGTAACAATAATATAGATGCAGAAGCTTTTATGGATTTTTATGAAAGTAAAGATTGGAAAATTGGAAAAAATAAAATGAAAGATTGGAAAGCTGCAATAAGAACTTGGGAACGTAGAGAAACAAAAAAAACACCAATGTCTAAATTAGATGCACAAATAAATGAATGGCAACAAGCAAAAAAATTAATATAATATGAATAAAGAAATAATAAAAAGTGCTAATAAATTTTATAAAGAATATAAAATAAAAACACATATTGAAAATAATAAAATTTACGTTAATGTAAATAATGAATATTTAGAATTATCACAAGAAGAAATAATATTCAGATCTAAATGTAATAACAAATATGAAGAATATAAAGAATTTGTTAAAAATCCTAAATTATAAATAATGAAAATACTTAAAAACGAAAACTTGCAAGAACTAACTGAAAAAGTTCTAGACCTTATAGCTAAAACAAGCGTAGAGATAGGACATAAAACTGATGCAAATACTATGGCAAGTCTTAGTAAAATATTTGCACAAGATTTACAAAAGGAAAATAGATTTAAAAACTTGACTTTCAATCAGATACAAGATGCTTTTCATCAAGGAGTTAGGTTTTCAAAAGATGAACCTTTTTTAAACATAAGAACTTTTTATAAGTGGACTTATGCACATAAAAAAGTAGTAGACAATGCAGAACATCAGGTAAGAGAGTTAGGTATGTCTAAAGAAAAAGTACCATTTTATCAAGATACAATTGTATATTTAGAATAACTAACTTAAAAAAAAATTATGAAAACAAAAGAAAAAGTAAAATACTGGCTAGAAAAATTTACACATTTGAGAGATAATGATTATAGATTGTGCAGTAATATATGGCACGAAGAATTTAAAGCATATGATATGAATGGTGATTCTTCAGCTCAAGATTTTTTAAAGATTTATTCTTTAGGAAAATTAACATCAGCTCCAAGCATTAAAAGAGCAAGAGCAAAACTACAAGAAGAAAATCCTGAATTAAGAGGTGAAAAATACTACATAAGAAAAGGTGTAGCACAAGATCAATGGAAAAAAGATTTAGGCTATGAAGTCAATAAGTAAACTAAAAAAAGAACTTGACAAGTGGTTTAGTCTTTATATAAGATTAAGAGATTGTAATGAATATGGGATGGTGCAATGTTTTACATCAGGAAAAGTTTATCACTATAAAAAAATACACGCAGGTCATTTTATGTCTAGAAAACACCTATCGACAAGATGGTGTGAAATTAATGTACAACCACAATCACCTGCTGATAATCTATTTGGACAAGGACAGCAATATCAATTTGGATTAAATTTAGATGCTAAATATGGTGAAGGAACAGCAGAAGAAATGCAATATAAATCAAGATCAATTTATAAAATGTCTAGAGTAGACTATGAAGAAAAAATAAGTTATTATAAAAATCTTGTTAATAAAATAAAAAAAGAAAAATTGATTGAGTAAATTATATTTATAAATTTGGCATATGCAAAAGCCAATATTCGCAAGTCAAGAACACAAAATGACTATTGAGCCATTTATGAATGCTTGTTTTGAATTTGCAGAAGAAGTAAGCACAAAATCAAAATACAAAAATTATTTAGACATAGTAAAAGATATAATCGATTATCATAATGGTTTTGGTAATGAATCAAACGAAGACTATTATAATTGGTTAATGATTATTCCAATAAATTTATCGGTAGCAACAACAGGTTTTTTTGTAGGTGTTGAAACTAAAAGAAATTCAGCGATCATAAGAGCTTATAGTGTTGTGTTAAATGAAATGTTACATAATACAGTAGATAGATTAAAATTATTAAAACTAGAAAATGAATAAAATCTATCTTGAAATATCAAAGTTATCAGATAAATTTAAAAGAATGGCATATGGTATTTCACAAGATGAAGATAGAATAAATGATGCAGTTCAAGAATTAATGTTATACTTTTTACAAATGAATCCTGAAACTCTTAAAAATATATATGATAAAGATGGAATTACAGGAATAACTAAATATGGAGCAGTTGCTTTAAGAAGATTTTTAACAAGCAAAAGAAGTAGTTTTTATTATAAATACGATAAATATTATAGAAATTTAGCAACACCATATGAAAACAATAGCTCGTGTGGTATTTATCAATCTTATAATTTTAACAAAAGTATTTACAATTTAGCAGAAGATATTC